GGACCCGATACAGATGCAGGAATAGAAGACAGGTTTGGCTTTATAGCCTTTTTGGCTTGTTTGTAACCCTCCCAAATATGAGCAGGGATAATCGTGCCCATTGCTGGGGCTCTCCAAGTTCCAAATGCGGGCGCGGTAATTTCTGAAATCTTACCGGAACTGCTAATAAAACCTTCTCTTCCCAGTTCGTTGACCATGTACTCTGTGCCACCCGTAACAGGCCCACCAGAAGCTCTACTGGTGTCACCAACACTGATGCTATCACCACCTCCGCCACCGCTTTGGGCGCTTGTTAAAGCCTTCTTGATCTTTAGGACTTTTTGCAGTTGCCTTTCTAGCGCTCCATTCGTCACATAATCAACAGCGGCTTCCAGTTTTTTAGCTTCTGCAGGAAGCTCTCTCAAAGCACCTTCGACTTCCTGAACAGCCTCCTTTTCCTTCTCAATTGCCTTATTGATCTCTTCCTTCTGCTTCATTCTTGCTTCGTGATTTTTGTCACGGGTCTTTTTGAGAAGCTCAATATCACTCATCTCCTTCTTTTTGCTTTTCTCTTTCTCCTCTTTTAATTCCTTGACTTGCTTCTTCTCTTCTTCGCTTAAGTTCTTCCTTGTACCGGCCAGGGTTTGAAGAGCAACAAGGATTTCCTTCTGAACTTTGCGATCTGCCGCAGCAAGTTCTTCTTTTCTTCTCTTCTCTTCCGCGTCGAGCCTTGCCTTTTCCTCGGCGTTTCTCTTTTCTTCTTCTGCTTTCTGTTTTTCAAGTTCCTTTAGCTCTTCTGCTTGCTCTTTTTCGAGCTGAGTTTTTCTTTGAGCATTTTGAATGCTTTCTATCTGGGCCCTGGCCCTTTGTCTGTCGTAAGCACTTTCGGCGGTACGTGCCTCCTTTCTGAGTCGCTGCATCTCCATAAACGACAGCTTCTCTTGTTGTGGACCGGAGCCAAGGGAACTAATTTCGGAGGCGTATCTTTCCTTAACTTTAGCAATTTCAGAATCGAGGTTACCGATTGCTTGGTTGTGGCGACTTTCCTCTGCTTGCTTCAGAGTAGCATAATACTGCTGTACAGCATCTATGGCATTCGCGAACATGCTTTGCATCTCTTGTCCATAAGCCTTCTGGGCATTAATGGACTCGGCGACAAGCTGTTTTTCTCTAGAAAAGAATTCCTCAGTAGCTTTAATCCTTGCATCAATTGCCTCTCTTTCTAAGGTACCTTTTTCCTTGATCATGGCGACCTCATTGTTGTAGGCCTCCTTCTCTTTTCTGTCTATTTCGTCTATAGCCTTAATTCTCTTCCTTGCAATCTCTTCTTCAACAGCAAGTTGCTCTTTTTTCTTTTCTATCAGCGTCACAAGGACCTGTCTGGTCGACTCGTACTGGTCTGAGAGCTGTTTCTCCTCCCTGGCGGCTTCCGCAGCTGTTTTCTTTGCTAGTAACTCTTGGTATCTCGCCAGTTTTTCTGCGCTTTGCTGCGCTGACATTCCGCCTGCGTCCAATTCAGCTCTAAGGGTCTGCAATTCCTCTTCATATTCCCTGATTACTCTTAGTGATCCAGTTGTCGTCTCGTCCAACCTAGAGAAATCATCAACAGCTAGACGAAGATTATTCTTGAGTCCATTAAGTCCATCCGTCATGCCTTTGAATACTCCCTCAAGTCCGGGGATCCTACTGAGAAAAGCCAAGAACCTTTCGATATCTTGCATGATAACCCCGAATAACAGGGTTAAACCGTTTATAGCTAGCTCCAGAATAGTGCCAAGCCCGTCGAAAGTGGACTTAAATACCTTCTGAATCATTGGCATTTCTGTCGAAACTTTTGTAAAAACTTGAACAAAAGCTGACTGTATTGACATCATAGATTTGCCAAACTCTCCCAGGGTTTTACCTACTTCCGTAAGCCCAATCGTAGAAAGAGTTGCTAGCTGGTTTTGAAGTTGTTGAATCGTAGGGCCGCCTTCTTCTCCAATCCTTGCAATCGATTGGGAAAGCTCGTCCATATCTTTGGCAATCCTGCCTCTAGCCTCTTCGCCGATGGCGATCATCGAGTCTAAGAACATTTGACCGGTGATCTCGCCAGCCTGCATGGCGGCATTGAAGTCTGTAATACCGTACGTCGCTTCAATGTAGCTCTGAAGCTGCCCTCTCAGGGCTCCGTCAAGTTCAGCAAACTGTTGATTAAGTTCTTCACCCTGAAGCTTACCCTTGCCCAGCACCTGAGCAAAAGCCTCGATATAACGACCTGTTTGCTCTGTATTTAATCCCAGCTGCGTAGTGCGAGCTGCAATTGTTTCGATAGCGAGCTGAGTATCAGAAAGACTGCCACCGGCTTGCTGAATAGCAGGTCCAAGCCTTTTGTATGCACCTTCAATCTTTGTAAGAGACTGTCCATATGTCAGGGAAACTGCAGTGGCTGATTTAAGGATAGCCTCTTGGCCTTGTAATCCTATACCTATGCCTTCAAATGTTAGCTGAATCGCCTGAATTTGTTTCTGACGAGCAACGAAACTGCCTACAGCAGCATTTACTGCCTGCTGTGCCATAAGCACAGCTTGTACCGCAAATTGAACCTGGTTTAGACTTGCGGTAAATCGCCCAATCTGAAGTCCTAGGTTCCCAGCGTTTGCATCTAATTTTTTGATTTGGGCGTCAAGCTGGAGTACGCTTTTGTTTGATTTTTGCCACTCTGGGTTTATCTTTTGTTTAACAACTTTTCCGTATTTATCTGTTACATTAATCAGTCGAGACGTGTTGTCCCTCTGCTTAATAGCAATAGCAAGCTGCTCCTGCAGTGCAACTTTACTGCCCTCTTGGATACCTTTAACCCTTTTCAGTGCATCCTCTTTTTCTTTGAGTAATTTTTCATCTGCTTCGTTTATCTCGACGGTTTTTTCAACCGAATTTCCGTATTCATCTTGATAAGTAACAGTGTTATTTAAGGCTCGCGCTTTTTGTTTAATAAGGGCGATCTCAGCCTCTAAGTCAGCTGCGCTCCCCTTCTGAATGCCCTGGGCCTCTCTTAGCAAGGCTTGCTGTTTTTCAAGCTCTGCAGTTACCTCTTTCATCTCCGGGTTCATTGCCTGAACCGTACCTGTTCCTGACGCCCCTGTTGGCAAAGAGGCTATTGCAGCCATCTTAGCTCTCTTTTGCTCGAGAAGTCTGATTTCTGCTTGTATATCAGAAATACTACCTTTTTGAATACCTTGAGCCCTTCTTAGAAGCTCTTCGGTCTGTTTGATTTTTTCATTCCTTTCATCGATTTCCGGGTTAATTGCAGAGTACGTTTTCCCTAATTCATCTACTTTTTGGACTATTGGGTTAAGAAGATCCCTCTGCTGCTTAAGGGTGTTAACTTGCTGTCTTAATGAAGTTACGCTATTTGCATTTACCTGTCGTTGCTTTTGTAGTGCTGCAATATTTTTAGTAATAATTCCTTGTTGTGCTTTGAGCATTCTGTTGCCGTTTTCATCGACAACAGTTGTAAACCGAGTTACAATTTCTGCCTTGCCAACCTTTCCCGTGTACTTGCTAAGATATTTATCAACATCCTGGGCAAGCTCAAGATTACCCTCCTTGCTGGCTTCTACTCCTTTGTCGAGTAAGTAGTTAAGCTGCTGATCCGCTCTTGTGACGGCCTGATCGCTAACAACGGGGTCAATCTGCACGGCCATACTTGCTCCATCCCCACCTGCTGATAGCCGCATTGCACTTACCCACTAAGATATGCTGGTATAGTTTTCCATGAAAAAGAGGCCTCCAGGGCCTCTTGGAAAATGTATTTAGTTTTATTGAAATTAATCAGGCGTTATCGGCGAGATCAATCTTGTAAGGACCGTATCCAGAGATGGAACACTCCCAGGACACAATGCTGGTCACTTCGTTTGACTCGGTGTAGCCCATCAGGGTGCCGTAACCGTAGATGCTCTCAGCAATACCGGTAGGACCAACGCGAAGGATCTTAACGCGCAGGTTGTCAGCCACAGTGTTGGCTTCAGTCAGACGCAGGAACTTGTAGCCAGCGTCAGAGAAGTCAGCAACACCAGCCAGGGAGATGTTGAAGCTCTTGGTGGTGGCTACGGCCTGGTTGAAGCCCTTGCTCTCGTCATCATAGGTGTAGATATCCTCGGAGCCGGTGTCGGTCTCGAGGGAGGCTTGGGTCAGGCCAGCGAGGCGGACGGGGTTGGCATCACCGTCGAGGACGTAGTCAGTAGGAGTTGCGCCAATAGTGAACTTGGGATCAGTTGAACTGGTCCCAGGGACATAGATGATGGCGTCCTGATCAGCGGACACAGTAGTGGTAGTGTCCACGAAGTCAGCAGCACTGGTAATACCGGTGAAGGACACGTCCACAGAAGAGGACGTCAAGGGCACGATGTAGAAGTCGTAGCCAAAAGCTGCGTTAAAATTTGCCATATTAAAAACGGGCGAAACCCGCAAGAAGGTACCTCGGACCTTCACGGCCCGTTACTCTATATTTCCAAACAACCGCTTTAGACCAAAATAGGCATATCAGAGGGAATGTCCACCGCTGTCTGGACCGCTGCTCCGATGCCATCTGCAACTCCGACAGTTTCGTAAGACCTTGCGCCTGCAAACATCTGAAGAATTCTCATCGTAGCTTGGGTCATCTCGTAACCAGTGGCCCCTTCCCAGCACATAAGGAAAAGAGTCCAGGTAGCATCAATATCAGCCTCACTTGTTAGGTAGTTTTTCCTGGTTAGATTGGCGGTGTCATGAATAACTACCTCAACTCCTGTTACGTTTTTTACCTGCGGGAGGTCTCTGCCAGGTGTAACAATGCTGATAGCAGGAGTCGACTGGCCAGCCTTGAATGTATACTGCCCAACAAAGGCCATAAACTCAGTGTCAGCTATCAGAGTGTCATAGATGACGTTTGGACTTGTAGGAAAAACTTGAGCCACGACACCCTGGAAGATTCACAAATAGGTTGCCTTTTCGGGTAAACTACTTGTAACAACGCAGGTGTTGCTATGATGCCAGACCAAAAGGATCATTTCACGAGCGTTGCTAAATCCATAAGATGAGCAACGTAGCTAAAGCACCGCTCCACGAGCGTCCATCTGACTACGTCTTCAACATGACTACCTTAAACAGTGGTGAAGCTCGCCGCCTCTGGAGAGCTGCTATCAAAGAAGCCTGGAACAACCGCTGCGCCTATTGCGGAGCTACCCCAATTGAAGATCAATCGTTGACAATTGATCACGTAAAACCGAGAAG